CAACCTGGCACCAACGGTGGATTCGTAACAGTAGAAAATGGTAACCAGTTTCCTGGGTGCCCAGAAAAACTTCGTATTAAATTAAGCAGTGTGGCTGACTACGAGTTCACAACTGACTCAGACACAGCAGTACAGCAATTGGTTACACAGGCTGAAGCAGATCCAAATGCTAATGTAGGTGACGCAGAACGTATTGAACAGATTGCTCAGCGTTTTCAAATACTAGAGGACATGACCAAAGCCGCAACACAAAACGAGATTACAGCAATGATCGTTAGCGGCCCTCCAGGAGTTGGTAAGAGTTACGGTGTGGAGAAAGAGATTGAAAAGGCTACACTGTTTGATCAGATTGCAGGACGCAGGCTACGAGCAGAAGTGGTTAAAGGTGCCGCAACACCAATTGGCTTATACCAAACACTTTACAAGTATTCGGATAAGAACTGTTTGGTTGTGTTTGATGACTGTGACTCAATCCTACTGGATGACGTTTCTCTTAACTTGCTCAAGGGTGCGTTGGACTCAGGTAAGAAGCGTAAGATATCTTGGATATCTGAATCCAGGGCATTGAGCAGAGAAGGCATTCCCGACTCGTTCTACTTCAAAGGCAGTGTGATTTTTATCACCAATTTGAAGTTTGACAAGGTTAGATCACAGAAGCTACGCGATCACTTGGATGCATTGCAGTCACGATGTCACTACTTGGATCTTACACTGGATAGCATGCGTGATAAAATATTGCGCATCAAACAGATTGCTAAGAGTGGTGCGCTATTCCAAGACTTAAACATCGAACAGAGCGGTCAAGATGATATTATTGAGTTTATGGATACTAACAAGAACCGATTACGTGAAATGAGTTTGCGTATGGCGATTAAGATTGCACAATTGTACAAGAGCTTCCCGAGCAACTGGAAAGCAATGACAGAGTCAACTTGTATGAAGTCAGCCTAACATGACCCAGGCCCCAAATTGGAATTGGCGTAAGGTTGCTGTAGATAATCTTGCAGAAATGCAAAAGGAACTATGGAATATTGTGCCACAAGTGATTCCAAACTGGGAAACTGACCCGGGACAGTTTGTACATGTGGATGTTGACATGATTAAGAAGTTTTCACCATTGTATGCTAACCTAATAAGTACTTTAGGATTAACAGATAGATGGCACACTAGTGCATTGATAACAACGAATAATGATACAACACTACAGATTCACACAGACGTGTATGACCCAAGTGAAAGATGTTTTGCTTTTAACATACCAGTTATAAACTGCGAAGATTCTTATACAGTTTGGTATAGTGCAGAAGATCCAGTTATAAACACCATAAACCCAGAAGATGGTAAAGACAAGGTTTTATTCTACAACGAAGAAACAGCAGTGGAAATAGATAGAATGCCAGCAACAACTTGTGCTTTTGTAAACAACCACACACCGCACAGACCAGTTACAGAACACAAGAAGTTTAGAACAATACTTAGTAGCAGGTTCGACCCAGAGTTGTTTGATTACAACTTTAGGTTATAACAACCGACATTTTTGTTAGCTCCTTTTATGTCGGTTCCTTTGGGCCTATCGGACTAATAATCCGGTAGGCTTCTTTTTGACTTTTTATTATGTACTAGTGTATACTTATCTAATGATGCGAAAATTTACCTATGTTGAGGATTACTTGGAAATTATTAATGGTGACAGGGATCCTGTGACCAACAAGTACTACGGTATGTTTGGGAAGATAGAGCCCATAATCAGTTTGGCCAGGTATGATGTTAGAGTAATTAACAGCATGGCCACAAGTGTCCGCGGGGGGCAAGGGTTAACAGACAAGCAGGCAGAACTAGCATGCAAACTGGTGTTAAAATACCAACGACAATTGGCCTCCCTTGGCGTGGACGTTAGTCCAGTTGAAAACCCTGTGTACAGGATGCCCTTACGTGATATTGACCGTAGGAGATTAATGTGGATAGAGCAGGACAAGATAGTATTACAGTTTTCGTTTGAACCAAAGGTTGTGGACATGGTCAGAGACATGTCCAAAGTTGGCAAGGGCAGTTGGAATTTTTCTAATAAAGATAAAAAACAATGGCATATTGCACTGACAGAACCAAACCTAATATCTATATTAGCAATGGCCAGGGAATACAATTTTGATATTGATGCAAAGTCAATACAGTTTGAGAATAGTATATTACAAACCAAACCTCATACAATTGAGCTAGACATAGTAGATGACCAATTAACTATATTGAACGCTCCTGATTCTTTATTGGAGTTTGTACGTACCAAGGCTGGTAATATTACAGTGGACAACTTAATAAAAGTTATTGACTTTGCTGAAGTATGTCACTTCACTGTGAGTCCCGTAGTAGAAGATCTTTTCATAAAGGAATACAAATCTACTAGACTGTTTAACTTACTCAGATCTAATTATATAAAGTACAACCCAGATATAGAAAAAGAGATATTAGATGAGCTGTTTGTATATGCTACTGTAACTGATAGACTGCCTATATATGTATACGAACCAGACCTCAGTGATCAACTTAAAAATAAATTTGTTCTTGGTTACTTCAATGAAGAAGATATATTGTTTGCGCCACGTAACAATGAGCCCATAGACATAACAGGAAAAAAAGTTATTTACTTTACCAAATACCGTTCACAGTGGGAGCAGGATATTCCGTTATTGGTAACCAGTGCTGGCATGTTACATGGTGCAGAAAAAACTTTATTGTTGCAACGTGCAGAAAAGGTTGTGTTCTTTGCTACAGAAGTGTACAATATGTACAAAGGAAAATAGATTGAAAGCCAAGTTAATAATTAAAGATGAAGTTAACGTAAAGATCGAGGGACTAGAACTTGGTACCAGGACGGCATTGGTGCGCAAGTATAAGTTTGATGTTCCTGGCGCACGTTATCAACCAGCAGTCAGACTAGGACGCTGGGATGGTAAGGTACCGTTTTTTAATCTTGGCGGTAGCACATACATTAATCTATTACCAGAGATACTCCCGTACCTTGATGAACAGGGTTACGATATTGAATTAGCGGATGCTAGGGACTACCGCACACAGTTTGACTTTACTGAGGTCAACGAGCAGAGCTACTCACACAAAGTATGGCCCAAGAATCATCCCAAGGTTGGTGAACCAATAGAACTCAGGGACTACCAAGTTGAATTGATTAACGGCTTCTTAAAGAACCCCCAGTGCGTACAAGAAGTAGCAACAGGCGCAGGTAAAACTATTATGACTGCGGCACTTGCTGACAAGGTTGGTGAGTACGGCCGCACTATTATTATCGTGCCTAACAAGAGCTTGGTTACACAGACAGAAGAAGACTTTGTTAACTTGGACCTGGACGTTGGTGTTTACTATGGCGACCGTAAAGACTTTGGGCGGCTACACACAATATGCACTTGGCAAAGCCTCAACAACATGCTTAAACAAACTAAGAACGCAGAAGCAGATATTACTATAGGCGAGTTCTTGGAAGGTGTTGTTGGTGTTATTGTTGATGAAGTACACGGTGCTAAAGCAGACGCACTTAAAACACTGCTGAGTGGACCTATGGGACGTATCCCAATCCGTTGGGGACTAACCGGCACAATACCCAAAGAGCAGTTTGAATTCATGAGTATATTCTGCAACTTGGGACCTGTTATTGGACAACTAAGCGCACGTGAACTGCAGGAAGCAGGTCACCTGGCTATGTGCCATGTTAATGTTGTACAGTTAGTCGACCATACTGAATACACCAACTACCAAAGTGAGTTAAAGTATCTGCTGGAGAATAGCGATCGTTTAGACTACATTTCAGAAATGATAAGTAAAATTACAGACACAGGTAATACACTTATTCTAGTAGACAGAATAAACTCAGGCAAAGAATTGCACTCACGCTTGCCCGGTAGTGTATTTGTGTCAGGCGCAACCAAAGCACTGGAGCGAAAAGAACATTATGACGAAGTGGCAGAGGCAGAAGGTAAGATCATTATCGCCACTTATGGCGTTGCTAGTGTTGGCATTAACATTCCCCGTATTTTTAATCTGGTTCTCATTGAGCCTGGTAAAAGTTTTGTACGGGTTATCCAGTCAATCGGTAGGGGTATTCGTAAAGCCCAAGACAAAGACTTCGTACAGATCTGGGACATAACCAGTACCTGCAAGTTCGCAAAAAGACACCTAACTAAACGTAAAGCATTTTATCGAGATGCAAACTATCCGTTTGCCGTGGAGAAAACAGAATGGCAATAAGAAAAAAACTAATGATCACAGGGTGCAGTTTCAGTGCGCCCAGTACAGACCCTGCACTTGTCGGAACCAGCTGGGGCGAAAAACTAGCGACCAAATTAGATTGGGACTTGGTACACTTGGCACGTCAAGGCATGAGCAATGGCGGTATACGTGTAATGATAGATGAGATAATACGTCAGAGACCAGACTTTGCTATTGTAGCACCCACGTTCCATGACAGGATGGAAATACCAGGAGGTGCCGCCCCTTATGTAGCACCTAAGAATGAGAACAAAGGCTGGAACAGTGACCTACAGCAACACCTGCAAACTGATCACGGCACAGGTTATGATCCAGCGGCAGGAGTTAACAATATCAACTGGGGTAACAACAACTACAGAATGATATCAGAAACTATTTTTAGTTTAGCAGAAAACTATGATCATCATTACCGTAGTCAAAAGTTGGACAAGAATACAGCAACAGCAGTAAAGCAGTACATCAATTACATGTACGACAACAATTGGAAATTACAGCAGGATAGATACATTATCAGTGATGGTATATTTAGATTACACCATGCGAACATTCCTTTCTTGCTAGTGGCTTGCAACATATACGACAGTACAACTGTGCGTGATGAATTTCCTTGGAGTATACCCGATCGTTGTTTAACTGTAGACTTTGAGGATACACCAGCATATGCTACAAATGAGTATCCGTTTTCAGGCGAAGACCCAGGTTACCACGGTGGGGAACAAAGCCAAGAGTACCTAGCTGATAGATATGTGAACATTATAAGAGACAGGTTTAAAATAAATGACTGACAATACCATAACACAATCACCCGACGACTTTGATTGGTTTAAAAACAACGGCATCTACATGCCAATGATCAACGACACTGGGCGTAACATTGCATACAAAGCCGCAATAGAACGTGTAGCACCAGGCAGCGTCATGTGTGACATAGGCACAGGTACCGGACTGTTGAGCATCCTAGCCGCCAAGGCTGGAGCAAAGAAGGTATACAGTATTGAAATGGACCCAGGTCGTGCAAAATTTGCCAGGGACATGATTAGTAAACTTGGTATTACAAACATACAGGTAATTAACAAAAACTTCTTACGTTGTAACAGATTGGATATTCCAGACGACATAGATTATTTTATTT